GTCTACGGCATGGTGAAAAAGCATGTCACAGGGACCGTGGACTTTGACATTGAAGTTCAGAAGGCCGGCCAAGACGGACCACTACGCACGCCTGCGATATGGCTCGCCTGTGATGAGACCTATCTCGCCTTCGCAAACCCGTTGATCGCGTCTCTCAAGGCGTTCGGTCCCGTTGACGTGGTTTTAGAGGTCATGGAGCCGCATGAACTAAAATCCAACTACTATGGCGCCTATCGCTTTGTGAGGTTGGCCGAATGGATGGCCGCAAACAATAGGCCAGTATGGCTTATGGATGTAGACGCCATCGCTAATCGGAGCCCGGCGGAACTATTCCCACTACTGGACGGTCACGATGTCGCTTTTAGAGGTCGGCCAGGACGCATAGAGCCTTGGAATCAAATCAACGCCTCAGTCGTCGGCTTCAATAACACCGCAGCTGGGAAAACCTATCTCCAAACGATTTCCTGGTACATCAAACGCGCGCTGGAGCGCGGGAACATCGCTTGGGGTGTTGATCAAGTGGCCATGCTCTGTTGCGTAGGCGCCTGTCGTCCCAAGATCAATTTCCTCAAACCGCATCACGCCGACTACGATTACACTGAAAGCGGAATAATATGGATCAACGGCGGCCCGAACAAATGGCACCACTTGCAGCCCGGCGCTAAAGACCCTGACAGACAGCGGTTTGTGGACGCCTTCCAAAAATGGATGACTTAGGCTTGCGGCCAAGCGGCTAATACGGCGTCTTTGCCGTTGGGCAAATAACTAAGTTGCGCCAATGCGTCAAGGCCGGCGCCAGTCAGCGAATTATCGCGCTCAACACTGGTGGCCATGCCGAGCTTAATCCAGAGCGCAGCAAGCGCCGAATTACCCTCAGCAGCTACCAACATGTCGTCCGTCATTCCGCCTGCGGTCTGACAGAGCGTCACGAACTCAAGCTTTGTCAGCGTCGCTGGGGACAGCGGTGCGTCCGGAATTTCGCTTTCCGTCACGACCCCATAATTCGGATTTGGCGTAACACCATCCGCCAGGAACTCATTATTGTCCGTTGTGCTTATGATCATAAATAAAGCCCCATTTGAGGGAACGTTCCTGTTGTCGCACTCAGGTAACTGAAAATCGTTGTTGAGGCCGCTGTAATTGGATCTGGAAGCGCCCCATAGGTGAATGAGGCTGAATCACCCAAAGGAATATTGAACACAGCATTCGCTGAGTGCGGGATACTGAATGAACCCAACTTTGCGGCCAATGGATTGGATGGAAGCCCCACGTTGCTTTGGAACGCTAGGGTATTCATCGTGTAAAGCGCTGGCGTGCCACTACTAACAAGCCCAACTTGATACCATCCAGGCGTAAGCGTCACGGAGTTGGCGGCCTGTTTAGTGGCAGCAGCTCCCGTCAGCGTTACAACGCCGAAATCCTTTTTGAGATTCCCCGCCGCATCCCAAACGCCAATCCGCAACACGACGCCACTGTCGCCGGTCCCACTATTCGCAAACCACCCGCCAAGAAAGGTTGTGGTCGCGTCAACATAGAACCAGCAGCGATAAAGCGTGTTGGCCGCAATGGTCATAGTTGCGGCATCGACAACGAGCCAATGGGGCCAATAAAATTTGCTGGTTTGGAAAGGGGGCGATTTTACGCCACCAAACGCACCACCTAAAAGGCCGGCCTTCTGGGCGATGCGCATTGCAACGCCAACATCTCCAACAATATCTTGACTCATGCCGTCACCACATTGCGGACGCGGACGTGGGCGGAAAGGACGTTCGCGGCAGACCCAAACGCCTTAAGCAGAAGACCATTCTGCCCCATGAAATTATAGAAGGTGCGTTCCTCGCCGGCGGGAACCGTTCCGCCGCGCGAGTCATCAGGGCTCGTCGTGCCACCATCCTGGAATGTGATGGTCCTATCGACGGTGTCCGAGTTATAGACCGTCACGTCCACGACATCGAAATTGCCGGCCGTCGTGCCTGCTTGGTAGGCGTGGATCGTATCGCCAGGGCTTGCCGATGTCGTGATTTTGATACCGCGCCCGCTCGTGGAAGCGGAACCCTTAGTCGGTAGGACTGTTGTCGTGGCCATGGGCTACCTCAGAACGGCAGGAGAAGATCCGAGGCCATGATTGCCTGACCTCCGTCGTAAGTGATCGTCAGCCTTTGTGACTCATTTCCGCCGGCGCTCTGGGTGGAAAACGAAGCGGCTAATGCGGCATATGAACTCGTGATAGATGCGCTGAGTTTCTGGCTCAGATACCCGGCGGTCGTGTCTGTACCACTATTCAAGAACTTCCCGGTGCCAGAAATCAGCAAGCCTTCATTTCCACTCGGGCTCGTCACGGATTTGGAAATGAAGATCCCATCCACGCTTATTGCGCTGTTCAGGAATTTTGCCGTTGTATCTGTCGATGTAATCCTGAGCGTCCCAGTCGCAGCGCCTGTGCCGCCGGCAAGTGCGATTGCATTATCCATCTGCGTCTTATTGACAGCCTGCGTACCGAGCGTCGCGGCGGTAACCCCGGAGATCTGCCCGCCAACAGTGAGAGAGCCGTCGATGACAGCGTTCCCGGGAAGATGATTTGGACTGACGTTCGTGATATCGCCCAGGGTGGAATTGTAGGCGAGGAAGGCGGTCTGGCCATCGGCAAGGGTCACACCGGTTCCAGCGCTGACCTTGATGGTCGCGCTCTTTCCCGAACTGTTGCGGTAGAGCAGGATGTGCTCATAGCTCAATGCCGTGACCGCAAAGTCAGCCGTCGGCGTACCGGTGAGATGGATGCCCTTATTGATCTGGGTTGAGGTGCTGTCGCCATTCGTGCGGGTCAGAGAAAAGTCGGTCGTGACCGCAATAGCCTGGAACCCGTAGAGGCCTTTATCGACAATGTCGAAATTGTAGTCGTTGAGCTTCTGGCCCCAGGTATTCAGGGACTGGCCAGGCTCGGGCTTGATCATCCCGCCGCGGGTTGTATAGCTGTCAGCCATGGCCGGCGGCCTCCATTGCATTCAAAGGAGTTGCGGTCAGAGGGCAAAGGTGAGCGACGAGGCGTTCAAGCCGTTCCTGGGCCTGCGCCATGAGAGCAATGGCTTCTTGGGTCGCTCGGTCGCCGGGGTTGCGTTCGAGGTTTTCAACGGCGTCAGCAGAAGCGATGCTGATCAGGGTGATGGCTGCATCGAGATACCCGCCCATGCGGGCGTTATACTCTGCGACTTCGATGCCACCGGGATGAAGAAGCGCGCGCGCCTGTTTAAGCCGGTCCGTCATGATACGGGCGTCCCATCCGTACAATGCAGCCAATTGATGCCATCCGATTCCGCCAAACACCGCCCTCCATGGTCGTCGGTGCAGATCACAATGCAGTTTACCCAGTCGGCAGGGTCAAGGGTCGCCAGTTGGGCCCGGGTATAGGCAGGGACCAGCTTCGGTTGTTTCTCGCGGTCAATGATAAAGCGCTCGATCGCACCGACCACGGCGACAAGTTCCTGTGATGCCCCGGAGGGGATGGGAATGCCTGTATCGCGCCGCATCAGAACGCCGTCGGGGTGACAAAGCCCGACCCTCCCAAGCGGCCGATCTGCGCGATTTGATCATCCCGTAAGGTCTGAGATGCCGATCCCTGAGCCGCCGACTGATCAACGTTCCTGAGATGGTGAAGATAGATGTAGCTCTTGGCCCATGCCTTGATGATCTCGTACCCGGCGCCGAACCATGCGGTGGAATAGCCGTCTGGAATGGTGAGGATATTGTCGCGCGAGATGATCTGGTTCGTGGAGCTTTGATTGGCGTCGTACAGTTCCAGAACGCCGTCGATGTTTATGGTCAACGTGCTCGATGGTGTCGGGCTGAGGGTGATGGCCTGGGCGAAGTATGCGAAGTCCGCCGGCGTCCCGGTCGGGCGGTCAAGGAGACTGCGGATGTATTCGATGGTCCTGGGATTCAGGTAGGTCTCGGGCGTAACCACCTTCATGACGTCGATAGTCGCCAAACGGCCTATCGCTGAATTGTCCGAGCTGTCGTAATCGGGCTGGCTGGCGGTCGTCGTGAAAGAGAAATTTGCCTCGTTCCAGGCAAACCGCTTATCGCGATGGAATAAAACCGCAGCGCCGATCCCGCGTTTGATCGCGTTGTCCATGCCGCTGCGGCGGAGTTCTTCGCGAATCTCCGCCACCATGGTTCCGAATGTGGACATCCACCATCGCTCTTAACAGGTCGAGCCGCGCCCCGCCTTGGGACCAGCCATGGCCTTACCGCTTGACGTTCTTCCGCTGGGCGCGCCCTTTCCCTCGCGGTACTGCTGGAACTTTACGCTCGCGGTCGGCGTTTGCCGCGGCTGCGGACGCGTCGAGCCCGCTGCACTGCCCGTGTTCGCCGGCGACTTCATGATGGCCATCGTCTCTTCCCTTGCTGAGTGCCCGTTCCTGCCGGGCAATGGTGTCCGCTAAAATCGCATCGCGGGCCTTTTGCTGTTCGGCTCGCTGTAACTCAGCGGCCTGATAGACCGCCCAACGTCGCGACATGATCGTTCCTCAAAACGTAAGTGGGCCGACACCCGAAAGCGCCGGCCCAAACCCTTAGCCGTAAGCGCTGTCGATGCTCTTGTTGTCGTTGGGCGGGATATACTCCAGGGCATACCGGAGTTTGCCCGTGGTTGGCATCGCCGCCATGGCACCTTTGGACAGCTGGGCGATGATCTGGAGATCCACGGAGGCCACGCCGCCGCCGGTGGTGCCGGAGTAATAACCGGTTGTGGCCAGACCAATGCCGGTTGTGCTCAAGAAACGCTGAGACGCGTTCTGATCGTCACCGACCACGAAGAGAGCCAGAGAGGCTGATGTGGAGGAGAACGCGGTCTGGAGAACCGCGGTCCATCCCTTGATCAGGGAGCCCTTCGGGATCACGCCGATGGTGATGCGAGCGCCGTCGGTTGCGAAGTCGGAATATTCCAGCTCGGCCGCAACATAGTGGGTCTGCTGGGTATGGAACTGCCTTCCTGCCGTCATGTCACGCTCCGTTAGCTCGGGTTATGCTGGGCGGCGTAGGTGGAGCAAACGATGGTGGCGAAGTCGGTGGAGTTGTAGACCGACTTCTTCATGCCAAGGATTGCGCCGACAGCCACACCGAGCTGATTGCCGTAGTCGAAGGTTTCCTCGGTCCACGACATCGTGTCGGGACCGTCCTCGCCACCGAAGGCGATACAGGCCGCCTGTGCCCCGGCGAAGACCGCCCTTCGCACCGTGGTTACGGCGGCTCCCGTCGAAGAGTTCACACCGTTCGTGACGCGCGCGCTCTCGTGCAGGATGGTGTTGTTGTAGACACCAAGAGCGCCCGTGAAGATCGGGTTCTTCGTGGTCTGGCCACCGGTCATCGCGGCTTTCTGAATATCGAGCCACTGGCCGGTGTTGGTGTTGGTGCGAAGGTCCGTCGCCTGATAGGGGTGGACGAACATCACATAGTAATCGCCCAACTCCGTCTTGATGGGACGGATCGCGGGGGTAAGGGTCTTCGCACGTTCAACGCAATAATCGATGAACGAGAGCGACATCACGCTGGCGGTGCCGGTGATGGATTCGTCGGCGGATACGTTGCCGGCGCGCATGATGTGGTTGGAATCAGGCGCTGTCGGCGTGTTCATGCCGGTATAGCGCAGGTCGGTCTGGACCGTATAGCCGCAGACCTGATTGAAGAACATGGTGTCCAGACGGTCGGTCCACCAATCCTTCAGGCCAGCCTTGGCCTCCGTGCGCAGATCGAATAGCACGCGCTGTTCGGACATCTTGCCGTCGGAGCGGACCGCATGACGCAGCTGATTGATCAGCAGATCGTCGGAATAGGTGATCAGCTGCTCTTCCTGGCCTTCGAGGGTGTTGTCTTCCAACACGCCCGCGCCGGTCAGCTGCATGCGGAGACCGTTACGGATACGGTCGCCCTTGTCCTTGTTGGTGTCTTCCCGGTACTGGACCAGGCTGTCGGCACCCTTGCCGATGAACTTGCTGATGTATGCGTCCTTCAGGACTTCGACATTCAGCTTTTTCGCCCACAGTTTATTTGTGAGGTTGTTGTTGACTGAATAGCCAGTCGTAGCCATTGCGATGCTCCCGCACGCGCAGCGTCCTCAAGGGAACGAAGCGCAAGGTGCGAGCCCATATCGCTGGCTCTTCGGCGAAACGCGGACATCGGGAGCCGCGACCCCGGCCTTTGAGAGGTGGCCATCCTCGCTTCCGGCACTTAAACGCAGGGAAGCGCCCCAGCGGTATTTGCGCCTATAAGGAAATCAGTGAGAGGTGGTCAAGGATAAAATGCTGCGGGCTTCCTATTTCACGCGCCTCGTTGATGGTGGCCGGAAGCGGAACGGGCACCCAGCGCTTTCGCGCCGCCGCAGCATTGATGAACATATCACGGCTTACGCCGCAGCGGCACTCCGTTTCGGCATGACGAGCTTGCGGAATTGATCGTCGCTCAGGGAAGCGAACTCTTCCTTTGACATCTTCGCTGCTGTGGCCAGGGTCAACTGTTGAGGTGCGGCGCCGCCGGCGGCATCGGAGAGGGAGATCGCCGCGGCCGCTCCTTGCTTGGCGATCTGGATTTGCTTCTCGGGAGACGGTGCAGCGGGTGTTGTAGGCTCGGCGCCGGGCTGTCCTGTCGCCGACGGCGCGGGGACGGCGGGCGCCGGCTCTTTCCATCCCGATGCCTTGGCAAGATCCCACAGCATCTGGCTCGGCATTTTATTGGCCTGGACCGCGCGTTGGACGATGTTCCATTCCGTCACTTCCGCGGCCTGCACTGCTTCGGGATGGCTCATGCCGATCGCCATGTTCGCCTTTACAAGCGTATCCATGGTGAAGTTATAGGCGTCGGAATATTGGGGGTTTTGCTTCACAAATGACTGATGCGAGGCCACATAAGCGCTACGGGCACCGGCATATGCGCGTTCATGCTGAATCTGCTCGCTTGATTTCCGGCCCGATTCCTCGACGGCATCCAGGCGCTTTTGGAGCTGCTGACGCTCCCACCGCTCGTGTTCAAGCGGGTGGGTTTCCGGATTGTGAGGATTGGTCGGCGGCGCAGGCGGAGGTTCGGCTGCCGGCGCAGCGGGCGCCGGACGGCCACCGCTCTGAAGCGCTTTCAGCAACGCCTCATTGGTCGCATTTGCCTTGTCCAGCGCCGTTTTTAGGTCGGTGACTTGCCCCTGAAAGTTCTTGCGCTGCTGGACGTGAGCTGAAACCGGCACATACTTGCTGCCATCCGTGGCGGCGACGGCGCCTTCCACTTCATCATCACTGGAGGGAGCCGCGGGCTGCGCGGCGGCGGGTTGCGCTGCAGGCGCGGCCGGCGCTGCAGGAGCTGGTGCAGGTTCGGCGCTCGGATCGCCCGAACCATCATGATCCGGTTCCTGGTGCAGCCGTTCAAAACCCCCGCCCTTTGCCGCCTCCCTTGCTTGTGCCGCGGCAGCTTCTTCAGCAGCAAAGGCGGCCTGCTGTTCGGTATTCATTGTGGGCAGGTCTGAACCGACGGTGTCATCAATGGCCATGTAAGCTCCTGTTGCTTTGCTGACGTCGCCTTACTGCGGGACGCCGACAAATGGGGATTGAGTAGCGGGCTGAGGTGCCGGGAGTTGCGGTTGGATGGGGGCTGAAACAGCCGGGCGCGCGCCGCCCATCGCAGTCATGCCATTCACGATCTGCTCAATGGCATCCAACCGGGCGCCCATGGCTTTGGAGGCGTTGAGTTCGGCCGCGGCCACATCGGACATGGCCTTCGCGGTCTTACCGACGGCGGACGCGCGATCATCTGCGGCCTGGGCATTCGTGGCATCCACGTTCGCCTTGGCCAGCGCCATGGTGAGCTGCTGCATGGTCTGGGCGAAGGCTTCCTGGGCCTGATCGGGCGGCACATTAAGCACCTGCCCGATCTTCTGGGCCAAGCTGTCAGGCAGGGGGGAATACTTAATGATGTCCGCCCACACCTG